TACCAGCTAATATTGGTCCTGAAAATGTAGTTTGTGCCATAATATTCCTCCTAGAATACTTAAATGTAGTCCCTAGGGGTTGTCGACTATACGCGTCTACATTTAATATTTATTATTATGTATAGTGAGTTATTTATATATTAGATTTTAGTAGAGTGCAAGAGAGCCCGTAAAGAAAGTGCGATTTCAGCGATGTAGCTTTTGTATTAAGTAGCTACAGAAACTTGTGGAGCAGCGCCTTCAACGCTATTCTGTCTGTGAGCAATAGCTGCTTCTTCCAGCTTGATCTCAGTAATGACTTGTTTAACTTTGTCATCAATTCTGACCATTTCAAGAGTATATCTATTATTGTCAATATGCTCCTGTTCCCACTTCAACTCCAAGGACCTTTTTTGTTTGTATAGGTCTTGTATCATCAACAACCTCCTCATAGGTTATTCTGTTTACTCGGTTATCATAAGAATTTCCGAGATATTCCCATTTTATACTCTTTTCTCCCAACTTGTCAAGGATTGATTGTTCAAGAGAAATAGCATTATCTTCAGCATAAACATTAAATTTTGCGTAATGATCATATGCCCAGATTGTAATGGTGAATTGTTTCATGGTTTTATCTTTCTATTTGTTAATTGTGGCGAGACTATGTCCCGCCACAAAAATTTTCTTATTTAATGATTACGCACCTTCAACGCCGAAGATACCTCTAAAGTCAGAAGCGCCAAAAGCGTATCTTTCTCTAGCTTTGTATCTAACGTTACCAGTATCAAAGTCTCCTTCCATTGACGTAGTCAACGGAGTTCTTGAGAACATTTTCATACCATTTGGAACGTCTGTGATAATGTAAAATGAATCAGGGTCAGTTAAGAAATTGTTCACTCTGTAACCTTGAGGAATCATTCCCATGCTGTTGATTGCATTGATGTCATTATCAGCAGTTTGAGTTCTACCTTGAGACTTCATAAGTCTTTCAGCATTGAACTGATTCGCAGAAGGAATTATCATTTTAACTCCTTTAGCTGCGATTCTTAAACCTCTTTCATCAGTCATAGCCGCGATATCAATCATCGACTGTTCTAATGAAGTTTCGTTTAAGTCTGCTTGTGTTGCTAAAGTATTAGCTACTGTACCCGCGATAGTTGGGTGAGCAGTAGAAAATAAATTAACGCCATCACCTGTTTGAAAAGCAGTTCCAGCTGCGATTGCTGGTAGACCGTTATTCAATGGTGCTGCGCCTTTTACTTCTTTAGCATTAGACATAGATCTTGCAAGAGCTTTTGTGTATCTAGAAGAAAGTCTGTCATAAAGGTTGTCCTCTATTGCTTCTTCTGTGATAGCGAAAGCTAAAGCGATCGTTTCCATTGTGTATCTAGCAGTATAAGTTTCTTGTGCATCATCGTATGATACGCCAGCTCCTTCTGCTTTTACATCTGCGTTAGCGAAACCAGATAACATTACTTCCTCTTCGAAAGCTCTGTCTGATGATTCCGTTGTATAAATCTCAGCATGCTGATTTTCATACCTTTTGTATTCCAGTCCGAACAATGCGTTCAATCCTGGCTCTAGTTCTTTAACTAGTTGTGCTCTTGATATTGCCATTATGCGCTTACCGATCCTGACCCAAACCACTGTGATAGGTTTGCTACCACTACAACAGTAGCGAAACCTGAAAAGTTAGCTAATGCCGGGTTTGTTTGTGGAGTTGTAATAAGATCCTCGTTCTCAGGATCTTCTGCTACTCTTAGCAGTCTCCATTGGTTAGCAACTGCATTACTTGCAGTACCAACTGTTAGTTGAGAGTTTGATTGACCAGATAGAGTTGAACCAGAGTTAGCTGATGCTGCTCCATTTGCTGATACTGTCAAACCTAATGTTTTACCCATTTCAGCTTGTGCTAATGCAGCTGTTGCTGCAAGTCTTGTATCTAATTGCACGTTGTATTGCTGAAAAGGATTGTCGATAATAAATGCATCGACATCTTCGCTGTTAGCGGGGGCTGTAGTTCTCGGGAAGTAGCTAGAGAACGTTGGTTTATTAGTAGTAGCATCTGTGTAGAAGCAACCATTAAATACACCAATCGTAGATCTTGTAATAGCATCTTGTCCGTTGATTATATAGCCCGGATTGTCATTAGCACCACCGGCAGTATCATACTGCACAGGTTGTCCTAAATAAATAGACGATCCATATCCACTATCGATTTTGTATTTGTTCTGTCCGCCAGTTGAAGGTGTAGCACCTAAAGCACCTGATGGGATCAAACCAAAACCTACTGTGTTTCTATTTGCCATAGTTATTTTCTCCTTATGAACCTGCCGTCGTTAAACGGCCTCCAGTTCGGTTTATATTTTTCGTTGGTGCTTGGAATTTTATTTCTTAGTACCACCGAAGTTTTTGCTTGAACGCTCGAATTTCATCGGCATTCTTTTGTCCTGATCCTTCAGTAAGTCGTTTTCTACAGCTTCGTCTTGACCTTCAGTTTGTCTTTTCTGATAATCAACACGACTTTGCGCGAGTTCTTCCGGTATCCTTGCCAGGAGAAGGCCACCTACTCCAATCACTCCAGCGTATTTTCCGTCCATGACAACAGGATATGAATCAGCGTCGTATTCGTCAGCTCTCACTAACTCGTAACCAGATCTCAATCTACCATGAATATTCTTGGTGTCATTGAAACCCATTGACTCTGCTCTTATCCATCTGTGCCTGAATCCATCGGGCGCTGTGGGTGCATCTAGAGATGATGGGGGCTTATACTCTTTTGGACGTTCAGTCTTTGTCCGAGTAACCGCCGCACGAGAAAGGTTTTTTTCTGTTTCTTTTTTCATATGCTTATGCTCCTTCCGTGAGTTTTAATTGTTTTGCATACTCTTCGAGTGGCACACCTAATTTTTTAGCTATTGCTACTTGAGACGATGTGAGTCTCACTTGTTTGCGACCGGGTTTTACGCTTCTGTTAGCCGAAGCCACCGACTGAACGGGTTTGGTCGTTGCTATAGTTTCATTATTATCAAACTTGTGAGGAAAGTCAACTCTGATTCTTTTGTCAATCTCGGTATAATATTCATCACTCTTAGGATCAATACCTTCTTTATCCACTAAATCCTTGTGAATTTCGAATGCAGTAAATGTCATAGCTCTGTCTGTTCCGAACCATCTATTTTTTGCAGCCCAATTTTCAGCTTCTGGATCAGCTTCTGGTAATGCTCTTGGCGTTTGTTCTGGTAATCTACCACCGTCTGATAGTTGTACAGGTGCTTCCTGTTCAACTGGTTTTTGTTTTTTTCTCATTTGCAGATTTGCATTCTCCAACGCAAGTGCTGCAATTTTTTTATTTGCCGTAACTTGTAAATTTGCATCTTGTGATTCTATTGCCATTCGCAATTCATTTTGCGCTGACTCCATTGCACTCGTTACATTTTCTTCAAGCTTTGTTGTGTACTCTGTATTAACTTCATTAAGTTTAGATAAATCTAATTGTCTTTGTTTTTCTACAGCTTGTGCGTATTGAACAGCAGCAGCTTCTTTACGTTCTGCTTCTCTCATCTTACGCGTAAGTTTAGCAATTCTAGATTGCACACCTCTACTGTATTCTTCTAATTTAGAATCATCTTCTTTTTTAGTTTCTTCTGTTACTACTTCTGTTACTGTTTCTTGTTCCTTGGTTTCTGGAGCAGTGTTAACTACTTCCTCTGCTGTTTCTTCTAAAGTTACATCTACCTCTGGGCCTGATGTATCTAACTCGACCGGTTTTTCACTTGATCTTATTTTTTCTTCTTCTGGCATAGTGTCCTTCCTATGTTAAAATTTGTGCAGGATATCTGTTGGATCCTGTACGGTTGCTAATACTTCGTCATCGTTAAGAAGACGAACTTCTCCACCTTCAATTTCTATACGTGATCCGGCATAACGTGCGAAGACTACCCAGTCTCCTACCTTGCACCATGGACCATCGCTAAATCTTTTAGGGTCGTTATAACAATCAGGTCCCATAGCAAGTACGTTTCCGCATTGCGATGCAACTTGTTGTCTGTCTATTGTTTCAGTTCCTAATAAAACTCCACCTTTAGTAGTCTCTTTCATTCTAAAAGGTAAAACTAACATACGCCAACCTGTTGGTTTAGGTAGTTTAGTAGTCTCAGTAGTAACTTCTTTTTCTGGTTCTTTCTCGTATTTGTCTAACAGACCTTCTTTAATTTTTGGGACTTCTTCCTTTAAGGTCGACGACTGTTCCTGTGTTTTCATTTTTTGCTCCTTCATCTTGTTGCAGGTTAGAGATTTCCTGACGCACTGATTCCAATGCGTTTATCTGTCCTATTATATACTTGTAAGTTTCCATATTGTCAACACCACCAGATGTTATCGATAAGGCTAACGAATCTACTCTTCTTTTAATTGCTTTAACTAATTGTGCTAGTAATTGTTCTGCTTCCATTTAACATTTCCACCTTCTCCGTGCTTGTCTGATTCGAGAATTAGGATCGTTACGTGTTTTTGCAGATGATCGTTTCAGTTGGCCTGCGCTTCTTGCACAGTACGACTTACGTCGATTTGCAGGGG